ATCAGGTAGATTATATGGTCCCTGTTCATATCCTACGCCCCAAGCTAGGAAACGCATAAAAATAGAGTTGCCAAGAGAGACTGCCCGAACTCGTTCGCGCAATTCGTCTACTTCCTTTACCTCTGTTACCCAATCTAGGGCTTCATTGATATACTTAAACTTTTTAGGTGGTAATCTTGTTGCCATCGCTAATTCTCTTTCTCAATTCAGTAGTGCTAAAGCTGTGCCTGCGACTATTGTAATAAACTTCCATATCTAGTTCGTCACCAGTAAACCGCTTACCGTAATAATCTTGGCCAATGATGCGAACATCCCAGTCATAACATTGTAGTATATTTAGCAAGTCTTCTTCCGTCGTATATGGAATGATATCGTCCACATACCTACAGGCTTGCACCTGAATATACCGTTCTACCAGAGATTGAACGGGTTTGTTCTTCTCTGGGCGGTCAATCGTTGGGTCAGTCTGTAACGCTACAACTAATCGGTCACACTGTTCTTTGGCTTCTTGCAGCATAAGAACGTGGCCCGCGTGAAACAGGTCAAAGCAACTGGCCGTGATGCCTACTCGCTCGTCGGAACTATTAAAATTCATCGATCAAATCAATCATCTGTTTCATACGGTTTGCAATAAAGTAGTTTAGGAGACCACTGCGGTCTCCACCTTTCTGCTTCTCATAACTATCTATAACATCATTTTTGATGTCTTCAGGAATACGCGACAGGTCAACCAGTTCGCGATTGCGCTGGAAGTTGCGCCACATTTCATCACTGGTGATGAAGTCTTCTGGCTTCTGGTGTTTCCACTCAGCAACCTTATCTTTCTTCATGGGACGCTGGCGTGAACCAGTGACGAACGTATCATCATCTGATAGAATGTTAGGAACACCGTCACCCTTATCACCCATGATAATGTGTTCCATAAGAACTGCGGCAGGGGGTTCTGTTATCTTAACAAACTTCTTTTGAACCGGAGCATACTGCTTGACGTTCGACCACTTCTGCAACTGATTGAAGTCATGGTCACCAGAAAGAACGAGAAACGGCTCTGCACTGGGCAGAAGGCCATCGACATTCGAAGTTTGACTATATTCTGCCAAAACACCTATTACATCATCTGCTTCTGCGCCGTCAACATCGATGACAGGATACGGAAAGTGTTCTGACAACTCTGCACGAACCTGGTGCAATGCTTCGAAGATGGAATTCCAATCAAAGCCACTGTCTGCACGGCTCTTCTTACGATTAGCCTTGTAGTTAGGGAAGAACTGGCGGCGCCAGTAGTGGCGATTATCACATGCAATAACAATCTCACCAAACTCTGGTCCGAACTTGCGCTTATAAGAACGGATTGAATTGATAATCATGTGACGAATCAGAGGCAGATTGACCTCTATATCACGGCGACCACCAAGTTCTACCATCATATTGCTAATTGCTACCTGATTAAAATCTACTACAATCATTCGCTCACTCCAGTCTTATTTAAGATTTCGCGAATGTCATCCAACAGATTGATTTCTGGACAATGAACGCCAGCTTGACGCATAAACATACCCTGAATCATAACAGCAATCACGGCGGCGTCCCCAGTAATATTGTCATCTAGCTTACCCAGCTTCTTATCTGCGGCTCTTAGAATGCCGTTCATACAAGCAGCGGCAAAAGCCTCAGCTTCCTGATATGCAGCATATTCAGTAGCACCTTCAAGAAAGTAATTGTAGGATTCCAAATCCTCTTTTGTGGGCGGTGCCGCACGAGGTCGAAGATATGTAATGTTATCATTATCTGACATTAAAAGACTTTCAAAATTAAAGTTGTTGCCGTGAGTCGAGGGCGCACATTCGCATTCTTACTTTTAACAGAAGAATACCATTTTGTCAAGTCTTTTTTAGCGGTCGCAGAAAATGCAGGAATCTGTTCTTCTGGCTTTCGAAGCAATTTGCAACTGGACATGGCCTCGTCATAACCCACGAGAGATGCACCCTTTACAGTGATGCCACCACCGACTGGACTATAATACTTGGAAATCTTGCGGGTCTTTGTATCGAACGCCCAGATTTCGCTACAGTTAAGAAGGTTGATGGGGTCAACGCTCTTGCCGAACTTAGGGTCTTCTACCAAGAACTTGACTGCCCGTACCAGTTTAGTTTTATCTTTGGGCTTCTTACTGCGAACCTTGGCAACTTGCTTACTAACATAAGCCTTCTTGAGGTCATTGACATAACCTTCGATAAGCTGGACAATCTTCTTGATGAGTGTGATACCGGGGAAGGGGAAAGAATCCATAAACTCTATCTGTTCTTCGGTCAAAGTCTTTCTATCTGTCCGACGAAGTTCCAGAACTTCTGAATATTCTGCCAGAAGAGGCTGGAGCTTATCAGCACAAGCCGCATACTGCTTATCATTCATCTTATATGGCATTAGAATCTGAGCCATGTTCTTATTGTCTTCGCCAGTGATAAGATTTTCGATTTCATCATTTACAAGAGACAAGATGTAGGTAGAAGCCAGTTTAACGGGCTTGACTATCTTGATCACAGGAGCGGCAACAGGCTCATCATCGTCATCTGACTTGATTCGCTTGTTTGCCACTTCCTGAATCTTTTCCCAGATGCGGTTCTGGTGAACCTCGCTTACTGGGAAACCACGCATGGCAATTCGAGCCGTGTTGGCATAGGTTCTAGGTAGAAACTTATCTGGTACCTGACCGACCGTCTTTAGTTTCTCCTTATCGGTTTTGAACCAATCGGTGAGAAAAGCGCGGCAGTCTTTGGCATCTACAATATAGTTATACCAGTTAAGAGCATTGCTAAATTCGCTTTGATAGTTTACAGGTTCGTAACTATCGGCCCAGATAGGCTCGACACCGACGAACTTCGACTCAGCAACAGGTACCTTAAGTTTATACATAATCACTCCTTGTCAATATATCTCATTATACGATATATCAAGGTATTTGTCAACCCTCAAATTTTACTGAAATTACAGTATCATAGCGAAAAGAACGCCATGCATTCTTATCGAGGTCCCATACGGCCAGCGAATCAGTAGGACCCTTTTTCTGAACGGCTTCTTCTAGTTCGGTCTGCTTGGGAAGCACAGATTCCTGTAGAGTGCAACGCATTACCCGCTCATCACCATTCTGCTTCGTAAAAGTAACTGTGCCTACCTTAGCACGAAGGTTGTTTGTAAGGTCTTCGCGCATTGCTTCAACGTCGGTCATCATTTCACATTCTCCTAATATTTTTTTCATCAACTATAATTTGACCCCTTGCATTTCGGCGAGGAGGATCTGGCATAGGAACATCATGAGTAGAACCATGCTTCTCAAACTGAAAGAAGTCTGGAACTTCTGGTATAAGGGCTTTTGGTTTCTGCTTACGTGTTTTCTTAGCTTTTGGCGTCTCGGTTGGAGCTTTCGGTTCATCCACTTCAACTGAGACAATATTCACTATATCTGATTCTTCTCGTTTTGTCAACCCTAAAAATGTCATATTTGCTGCAATTATCAAAAGAATTGCCAGCGGGTCGAAAACAAAGATAAGAATGATAATCATCATACGGACGGCCTTGTCGATGGTGGCATTATCACCACTACCGTAGAACAGTTCCGCTACGTATTTGATTGGTCCTACTTCCGCTTCGAGTATGAGGTTCTCTGTTTTGAGCGGTATGAGATTAGTCTCAATAGTCTGAATGTTTGCAGCCGCAGCCTCAATTTCCTTATTAAGGGCCGCGCGTTCTCTCTTTTGTCTATTTCTAATGAAATTAGCATCGAGGATATTTTCGCTAGTAGTGAGTCGGTCCAAAGTATCCAGAGATGTTTGTGCATTCTTTAGTCTCCTTTCAGCCGAAGTCTTCTGACTTTCTAATTGTGCGATTTGCAATTGCGCTGAACCACCAACAGTGGTGTGTTCAATATGCGCTTTACTTAGATAGCCGAATACACCCATGCTGGTGATGAACGACAAGACTACCACTGCTATCGTAAAGTATGTCTTCAATAGTCTGTTGGCAATCTTCCAGTTACGATACACCCAACTTGCTGTTACAAGTTTAGCTAGTTCTAAGACAATTCCCATAGCAGCGATTGCAATAGGTGAAGCAGGAAAGATGGCCATCAAACCTAATATTGAAAAATAACCGGCTACACTAGTAATCGCTAGTGCTACCAGCATCAAGAGGGCTGCGAAAAACATCCAGGTCTCCAGTCAGGTAACTTTAATTCTTTCAAGTGCGATAGTCGTAATCTAACATTCCACATGTCATTGATACACCGATCATCAAATCGATACTCCCATTGTAGAATATGCTCGACTGCTTTTGCGTGAGATTTACCCGCATATTCCGCAACAACTTCTTTGCGCATTTCGCCTTCGTAGTTAGTAACATATGTAGAACTACCAAAATATTTTTCAAATAGTTTATCAGTCTTACATGAATAACCAATATAGTATTTGCCGTCGTCAAAGTAGGTGCAATAAACTCTATGCACTTTCTTTGGCAACGGCTTCTTCTTTTTAATAACCATTAGTTCACTCCAACGTGTGAACTATTTATTCGTCCTCGTACCAGTCATCAAATTCGAGGTCTTCTTCGGCTATCTTGGTTCCACAAAACGGACAGTATTTAGTTTTGTAGTATTCTTCATCCAATTCATGCTCTACCAAAAACACGGCATCGCATGAAAAGCATTCCTGTTCTTCCATTATGCTGCTCCCCAAACACTTTCCCAAGTTCCAGATAGCGCGCCCTTGGCGTAATCGGTAGCACGATTTTCAAAGAAGTTGGTGTGAGTGGGTGCATTAATCATTTCTTCAACCCAAGGCAGTGGATTTTTCTTGACTTTAAAAATACCCTTCATACCAAGACTAATCAATCTGCGGTCACAGATGTAACGAATATACTTTTTAACATCGGCTTCTGTTAAATCTTCCATCTCACCCATGGAGAATGAAAGTTCGATGAACTTGTCTTCCAGCTCTACCATCTTTTCTGCGATGGTATATATGCTAGACTTTAGCTCGTCATTCCAGATATCTCTATTCTCTTCAACATATGACCGGAACAACTTAATCATCGACTCGGCGTGTTGCGTTTCATCAACGATTGACCAAGTAACAATCTGGCCCATTCCCTTCATCTTTCCGTGGCGGGGAAAGTTTAAGAGCATGATGAAGGATGAGAACAGTTGCATACCCTCAGTAAACGCCGAAAATGCAGCAATATTAGTAGCGATAGTTTCAGGTGTTGCGCCCGCATTCGACAGGCCTAAGAAGTAATCATGCTTTGCTTTCATTGAATCATACTCAAGAAATTCTTGATATGTCGTTTCAGGCATACCCAGAGTTTCAATAAGATGTGAGTAGGCTGCGACATGTAATGCTTCTCTGGCAGCAAATCCCATAAGCATCATACGAATTTCAGGTTGAGGAAAATATGGTAGATAGTTGTTTACATAACCGCCCGCAACATCGATATCGCCTTGCGTAAAGAAACGAAAAATATTAGTGAGAAAGTGCTTTTCACCATCAGTGAGCCGCTTTTTCCAATCGTTGACATCTTCAACCATTGGAACTTCAGTGTGAAGCCAGTGCGACTGTTCGTGCTTCAACCAAGCATCATATGCCCATGGGTAATTGAAAGGTTTGAAATAAGAACGTTCGCTTAAAAGATTAGACATTATACCTCCGATGCCCATTTGATTAGATCGTCATAACCACCAACATGTTCACCGTTAACCCAAATCTGGGGCACAGTGGTAACGTTAGGAAGTTGTGCCGTAATGTCTTCCCAGACACAATCTTGGCCAACTACCATCTCAGTATATTTAATATCCATACCCTGCATAAACTCTTTTGCTTTTACGCAATATGGGCAATCTGGTTTTGATACTATTTGTGCAAAATATTGTGTCATTCGTTTACCCTTCGCAAGCTATACAAGCATCGCCATCAATCATTGCCTTAAAGTCGATTTCTTTAATCGCTTCACGTTCAATGCGCTTCGATACTTTATCTGCCTTACCAATCTTTTCGGAGCGGCAGTAGTATAGAGTTTTTAGACCCTGTTTCCATGCGAGATAGTGTACCGCATGAAGATATTTTATATTAGCATCTGGACGGAAGAATAGATTGAGAGACTGTGCCTGATCAATAAACTTCTGTCTGTCTGCCGCGTGTTCAATGACCCACCGTTGGTCAATTTCCATCGAAGTTTTAAATACTTCTTTGGTTATTGCATCCATCCATGTAAGGTGCTGCACAGAACCATCGTTGGCGATAATCGAAGACCAAGTCTCGTCATACCAACCATCTTTGTGATTTGCAGCTTCTATATTGATAATAAAGTCAAGGTATTTATTCTTATTAAGGAATGAACCAGATAATGTATCTTGACGATATGCGTTTGCTCTCCATGGTTCAATCGATGGACTGGTATTGCCCATGATGATTGACGAAGATGCGTTAGGTGCAATTGCCTGCATATGTGAGAAACGACGACCTGTACCAGCAGCATCAGGTGCTTCGCCTCGTTCTGCTCCAAGTTCTAAATTCGCAGTATCTAGACGGTTCTTGATATGCTTAAACATACGCATATTGGTACCCTTAGCAACAGCCGATTCCCACGCAATTTTCTTACGTTGAAGGTAAGCATGGAAGCCCAGTGCGCCAATACCAATCGAACGTTCGCGCTTGGCAGAGTAGATTGCTCTCGAAACTTGCTTTGGTGCATTATCAATGAAATACTGTAGAACATTGTCAAGCATCTCTGCCATGTCTTTCAAGAACAGAGGGTCCTTGGACCATGCATCATAGTATTCCAAGTTAACCGAAGACAAGCAGCAAACAGCCGTGCGTTTTCTATCGGTAGGAAGGATGATTTCAGAGCAGAGATTGGATTGATGTATCTTTAGGCCCAATGCCTTCTGAAAATCTGGCAACGCACGGTTCGAGGCATCGATAAAGTGAATGTAAGGCTCACCTGTCATCATTCGAAGTTCGAGTATCTTCTGCCAAAGTTCCTTAGCAGAAACAGTATCACGAATTTCACCTGACTTTGGATCAGTCAGATTCCAGCTATCATCAGTATCATCATCTGCCATGCAACGTTCGATGATTTGCATGAAATCGTCGGTGATATTAATTCCATGGTGCAAATTGAGCGCCCGCATATTCGGGTCACCCGTCGGTTTTCTCATTTCTAGAAAAAGCCCAACATCAGGGTGAGAAATATCCAGATAAGCAGCATAAGAACCACGACGAGTGCGACCTTGACGGTAAGCCATAGAAGAAGCATCATAAGTGCGAAGGTGAGGCATAACGCCAGTAGACTTATCATCTGCGGCGCGAATACCAAAACCAATACCAACGCCGCCACCAAGCATAGACAACCAGTTAGTTTCTGAAAGATTTTCAACTAGACCCTCCGCAGTATCATCAATGAAGTTTAGGAAACAACTGATTGGCATACCACGCTTTGACCGACCAAACGAGAGGATCGGAGTGGCGTATGACAACCAGTGCTTTGATGCATATTCGTATAGACGCTGCGCATGTGCAGGATTAGAACCGAACGTCTTTGAAACAAAAGCGAATCGATGTTGCGGAGACGTTTCGTCGTCCTTCATGTATGATTCTTGAAGTCGCTGAATACCTAGTTTGTCAAACAGGGAGTCCCGTGATAGGTCAATCTGAATATCCAGATAATTCTCTCTTGCCATTTATAGTCCCTGTTCCTTCAACACTTTTTCGATGTCTGGTTTGAAATATGATTCTGGTTTAAGAATCTTACCATCTTCCCGCTTCTTAATCTTACCATTATCAGAAACCTTGCTCATGTTAGAAGCACGAACTTCTTTCCACACTTCTTCAAAGTTGATACCAAGAGTTGCAAACAATCCCTGAACAACCCAGACTAGGTCGGCACCACCGTCAGCAATGTCTCCAATATGGCGACGAAGAAAACCATCGCAAAGTTCGCGGTATTCTTCGTCGATTAGATTAATATATAGGTTTGCTTGCGCCAAATTATCATCATTTAGATGCGGAGTTGTGCCGACATATTGATCTGCTGCAATCATAAATTCGGTAACGTCTTTTTGGTTATTCATAATATTTTCTTTCTTCGTCAATGCCCAAGATCCATCATTTTTTTCGGACCATACCAGTTCTGTGTCTTCATCCCAGCGAAGAGTCTTCAATAGATCATGCGGGAGTTCTATATATAATTCACCGTCATCATTTTCCTTAACAACGACTGTATTCATGCTCGCACCTCTTCAAGAATGTGATATTTAGGTTCCCATCCGAGTCTGAATATTTCATCGATATTGGCATGAGTGACTTCTCTCTCACCAACAACATCTTTGAACGGAACATCTCGGTAACCATAGGCATCCAAAACTTCACTAACAGAGATCGGTTTATCCGATCCAATATCTACTATACCCGAATAATTAGGATTAGTCAATAGAGTTTCAATCGCAGAGCAAATATCTTCAACGTGCGTCCAGTCTCGAAGATGTTTTGTCTTATATTCGATTTTATTATTAAGCATCATATCATAGAACATGTCAGGTCGACTATCTGGACCATAAACTGTATGGAACCTCATACCAATCGAGTTATATGGTGCATGTTCTTCCATCGCTTTCTTACTAGTAGCATATGGATTCTTCCACCACTCATAAACTGATGAGGAAGATGCATAGATTACCTTGACACCATTGATTGTGCACCAGTCAAAAATTCTCTTGGATGCAGTCACGTTGGTGACCCAATAACCTTCTGGATCATCCCAACTCTTACGAACACCAGCGAGTGCTGCTAAGTGCAACACTACATCTGGATAACCGTAAGATTCCGTCATCTTCCATTCGCGGATATCTCCTTCATATGGAATTACCGTGTGATTCTTAGAAAGAATACGAAGCGCATTCCTACCTATAAACCCTTCGTGTCCAGTTAGTAGAATTCTCATGGTAGTTTTCTTTCGAATTCTTTCTGCGCTGCCATGTCATCTAGTGCTTTGATTACATCGGGGAAGTGTTGACCGATAATCTCCCAGCACTGTTCAGCAACGATACGATGTTCTTTCTGTGTCGCTTTATCCATGCGCAACTGACAGTAGTGAACCCATGAACGTAACGAACCTGCCATAATGATAGTCGATTCAGTTAGTCCTTCAGGCAGCAAGGCACGTGCTTGTTCTTTTGCTATACCAAGTTTAATAGCAGTATTATACTCTTTCTTGGCATGATAGATCATACGGCGCTGAATGTGTTCCCAGTCAGTGTCAATGATTTTATCATCTACTTCAATAGAGTTCTGTCGATTCTTAACGTCTTGTAGTCTTGGTTCTCTAGTGCCGAATCCAAGGTCTGTAGTCGGATCTGCATATCTCTGTGAAAATTCTTGGAACGAAAAGGATCGATGGCGAAGTATTTGCCGAGCGATGTCACGAGTTGTTTTAATTTCCATTGATACATGGACCATCTCCAAAGGTGACCAGTGTTGGTTCTTAATAAGATACTGAACCAGTTTAGGTGCTGTTGCTGTATTGTTCTGGTTAGAAGGATTAGATACTCTTGCTGCCCATGCAACCAGTTCATTGGCAGTACTACATTCTGTATACGCACTTGGTTTTGTAAGTCCGATCAGATTTACTTCGCTCATTCAACTCTCCATGATGTTGTATTCAATTTAATATTAGTTGGCCAATCGCCTTCAGTATAAGATTTATCATGAAATCTCAACTCGTTTGTAGGCATAATACAAAGTCTACCGTTGTCTAGTTCTACAAACATAAACTCCTTAGACTGTGAGGGATGCATACTGTAACCATCGTTCATCGGAATAGCAGTAAACAGATAGCGACCAAACTCTCCACTGCTACGAATCTCTGCACGCTGAGTGTTTAGATAATCATAACAGACAACTGAGAACTGATCACCATAGCAATCCCATACCTGTGTATCTTCAAGTCCCCAGAGTGGTTCTGGGTCTGCTGAAAATGCTAGAGCATGCGGCGGAACACTGCGCCAGACAGCACCACATTCCAACATCACATGACATCCCCATGAGTGTCCAGGTTTTGAATGTAATGCAAACCAAATACATGGTTCAAAGGTATATGGTTCTACACCCTTGCGAATGAATGATGAGTCTACCCAACAGTAGATATGATTCGGAATGTTACCCGATCCAGTATAAAGCATTACTCGACTTCAAACTCTTTGACCGTCTGGAACTGTGCCTTACTTACGAAACCGATACCCAATAGATGGTCTACACGGTCAGTTGCGTCGGCATAATCTGCATATCTACCATCATCGAACCACCACCAGCGGTCGAGACCAAGGAACCAGCGAGGTTCGCGTCGGTATTCGACCAACCACATATCGTCTGTTCGATGGATACGCAACTTTGTAATTCTGGTATGACGGATTTCTACGCCATATTCATTAGCGACCAATTCGCTCATACTTTCCTCCACATGGCATACTTTGCCTTTGCTGATAGACCTTGAAACGTATTATCATTTATAATACCCTGAATTTCACCAGAAGTCAACCCATTTTCAATCATTTCATTAATATCTTTTCCAGGAACATCTGGCCAAATTACCATCTTGTATCCCATATCAATATACTTATTCATCAACTTACCGACTTCTCGGTTTTTAGGTTGGTTGTCAAAAATAATTGTTATTTTTTCTTTTGGTATCGGGAGTTGGTCGATTTTTCCGAATGACGTTCCAGCGCAAGCGATAGAATTATCCAGAAAAAGGGAGTCAAGGGGCCCTTCGACAACGAGTACTTCTTTTGTAGGATCGACCTGATCCAAACCAAAAATCGATTGTGCATCTTCATCTACCTTAATGTTAATATAACGTAATGACTCGCCTCTGATTCC